TGATTCCAAGTGATTTTGTCGAGAAAATGAGGTCAGCAATGACACCGGATATTGATAAAATCGCAGAACTGGTGGCTAATAAGCTAGAAGCTAGACAAATTGAAAAAGAGGCTTTCGAAAATAGCGAATTTCTACAGAAGAAATTCAATTTTCCAGAAAGTCCAGAAAATAACACAGACACGGCTGTTCCTAAAGGGTTCGGTCTTTTTATGTTTTAAGAAAGGAAAAAACAGAATGACAATGCAATTATCTAACCAATTTGAAAAACAACGTCAGGCATTTTTGGATGCCGTTGCAAATGGTGCACCTCAAGAAGAACAAGCGAAGCTATACAATGACATGATCGAGTCCATGACAAATGAAATGATGGCTCAAGCTCGTGATGCTGCCCGTGAAGAAGTTTCAACCTTAAATCCATACGATGCTAAGCTGACCGCTGAAGCTCGTGAGTTTTTCAATAACATTGAAAAAGCCGCACCTAAGGGAGTTGAAAAACTCTTCCCACAAGAAACAATCGACCGTATCTTTGAAGATATGGTTATGGCACGTTCACTCCTTCAGCATATCGGCCTTAAAAATGCTGGTATCCGTTTGAAATTCCTTAAATCAGAGCAAACTGGTCAAGCTGTTTGGGGCAAAATCAATTCAGAAATCGAAGGACAACTTAAACAAGAATTCAACGATGAAGAAGCAATTCAACACAAGTTGACTGCTTTCGTTGTGATTCCAAAAGATGCCGAAAAATTTGGTCCAGCTTGGTTGCAAAAATTTGTTTCTGCACAAATTACAGAAGCCTTTGCCGCTGCCCTTGAAGCTGCTTTCTTGAACGGCGATGGAGACAACAAACCTATCGGTCTTTCTCGTACTCTCTCAGGGACTGTTGAAAGCAATAAGACAACTTATGCTGAAAAAACAGCTCAAACTGCTAAGTTGACTTTTGCTGACTCAGCAACCGTAGTCAAAGAATTGACAAATGTTTATAAACATCACTCTGTAAAAGCGGACGGAACAACTCCAGTTGCAGTAGAAGGCAACCTTGTGATGGTTGTTAACCCAGCTGATGCTTGGGATGTAAAGAAACAATACACTTCGTTGAATGCTCAAGGAGTTTATATCACTGCGATGCCATTTAACCTTATCTTGGTTGAATCCGTGGCGCAGACTGCTGGTAAAGTCACTACATTTGTCAAAGGTCGTTATGATGCCTTTGTCGGTGGCGGTATTTCATTCGGTCGCTACACAGAAACCTATGCTTTGGAAGATTTGAACCTCTACACTGCTAAGCAATTTGCTTATGGTAAGGCTCACGATGAAAAGACTGCAGCAGTCTGGACTCTACAACTTCCTCAAGCCTAATCTAGGAGTTGAACCATGACTCCAGAAGAACAACTTCATCCACTCCTTAAATCTTTCAAGGAGCGGATGAGGATTTTTCATACTGGAGAGGATAACAACCTCTCTAAAATGTTGGAAAGTTCTGAGTCAGCCATCCTCAGTCTGGTCGGTAGTAAGGACTCTGCTGATCCACGAGTGAGAGAGCTTATTTTAGAACGTGCTCGATATGTCTACAATGACCAAGTTGAATTTTTCTACGGAAACTTTCAAGGAGATTTGATGGCATTATCACTAGAAAATTACAAACTGGAGGAAAAACATGATTAAGGTTTTAAAAGGCTTTTACGACCTCAAAGAAGGAGTCTTTCGTTCTGTTGGTCAAGAATTTGAAGCGTCAAAAGAGCGATTCAATGAAATCAACGAAGCATTGCCTGGCTTTGTTGAATGGTCAGAAAAACAACCAGAAGTAACAATGTCTGATGTTTCATCATACTAATCGCCCTAGCTATCGTTACAAAAAGCCAGAGGCTCAAAACGGAGACCTGAGAACCCCCTTGACTTTCTATACTTCTAAAGTCGAGGAGGGGCTTCATGGTCGTGATGTGAGTCATGAGAAGGCTTTTTACACAATGGGGCAAGTTTACTCTCCTAGTTTCAAAGACATTGAAATCGCAACTGGCAAGTCAATGAAAGCTAAGATGACTCTGAAAATTCGTGATCCTTTGTCTGATTATCAGCCGAAGAATGAGCATTTTGTAAAAGTTGGCGACAACCGTCTCAGTGGTGAAAAATGGCAAATTATCGATGTTCGTCCTGATTTTGATAATCGGGATTTTTTGATAGTCGTTATTGGTGGTGGTCAAGATGTCTAGTGGTGCAGAATTGAAAGGCTTTGACGATGTTTTGAGAAATATCGAGGTACACCTTGGTAATAACAAGGTCAAACGTGCTACGAGTCGAGCTTTAAAAGCAGTCGCAAACGAGACTCTAGAAGAGTTCAAAGGTGCTCTGCAGGTCTATAAAGATACTGGAGAAACCATTGAAAGTGCTACCGCTGGACGTGTGACGGGTCTTGCTAGTGGTGTTCCTGTTGTGAAAATCGGTTTTGGTGAGGGTTCTCGCTGGCGTTTGGTTCACTTGAATGAGTTTGGATATGGTAAGAATCCGCATCCAAAGGGGTTCGGTGTCATCAGACGATTTTCAGAGGCTCATGCTAAAACATACAAATACAGAATCGCTAGTCATTTGAAGACGGAGGGGTTTTAGATGGTTAAAGATAAGTTTGATGAACTCTATGAGGCTTTGAAAAAAGATGAGACTTTAGCTGGAATCAGTATCAAATCTTTTAATCGTCCGGACTCGCTACTAAGCAATGAGACAAGCATCGTCATTAGACCTGTTGGTCCGCCGATGCAGGCGGTTCATGGTAGTAATACGAGTCTGGCTAAGACATTTCTCTATCAGGTCAATGTAGAGTCTATTGACTATACGGAGTGCAAAGTACTCCAAAGAAAAATTGAAAAGATTATGGAAGACCAAGGATTTTATCAAACTGTTGGTGGTTTGGATGAATGGATTCCAGAAATCAAACGCTATGTGGATGCTCGAACCTATAAAGGCCAGAGTGCTCTATATGAAGAATACTAAATTAAAGAAAGAGGTGCTATAAATGGCATTGGTTGGTTTTAAACGTATGACAATTCGTGTGTTGGATGGAAATGCTAATCCGACACTTGGAGAAAACCTTTTTGTAATTGAAGGTCAAACCGGTAAAGGTGCGACTCGTACCGCTAAAATTTCAGGTCTTGCAAGTGATCCAGTAAAAACATATGGTAGTGATGTCGCTTATCACGTATCAAACCGTGGTGTTGGCGATGTGAAGATGGAACTAACTGCGGTTGATATTCCTTCAACAGTACTCGCTAAAATCCTAGGACATCAAGTCAAAGATGAAATTATTGGTATTGGCGCTGATACAGTTGCTCCATACTGCGCTGTTATGCTTGAGTCTCAGACTGCAAATGGGACTCAGGCACAAGTCGGATTCTTCAAAGGACAATTCTCAATGGACGCTGAAGAACTTGAAACGCTTAAAGATAAGCAAGAAGAACTTCCAGATGACAGCTTGAGTTTCGCTGCTATTGCAAGTGATGACACTGAAACAAATGGTCTTTACTATGTGAAATACATTGGTAAAGATGATGCTAAGCTCAAAAAATTCAAAGGGCAACTTAAAATGGTTGCTGCAGGGTAGGAAGAGGGCGCAAGCTCTCTTTTTATCTTTTTTTCTAGAAAGGAAAGTAAATGGCTAAGGTTAAATTTTTAATTAAAAATGAAAAGGGTCAAGATGTTCAAAAGACCAGTAAGGAAATTACTACCAAGGACTATCGCGACTACTTGATTCTCAATGAAGCACTATCATCTGATGTGTCAGAGGTAGAGAAATTAGACAAGCAATTGGAATTTATCGCCTCACTGTTTGAAGATTTGGAAGTGGAAGAACTTTTGAAATTCACGGATATGGCAGATATTTTTGTGGTATTTGCAGACATCTACTCTCATCTGGTGGGTGATGTTGACCCAAAGGAGAAAAAATAAAGCCAAGTGAAGCGCTGAAAAGGTTTTATGGATTTGTCAAGCAAGCTACTGAGGGTCCATATGGAATGAGTATTCGTGATGTGATGGATACGAGTTGGGAGGACTTGATGGGTGTTCTTGGTGAAACTGAATCTGCTAAAACTGAGGAAGTCATGGATCTTGCTGACTTTCTAGAAATGATTTAAAAAGGAGGATTTGAATGGCAGGTGGAACGCCGTTAGGTCAAATGTATATCGAGCTAGGGCTGGACGTGTCGAAGTTCAATCCTACTCTAAATGGTGCTAAGAATGCGGTTAAATACTTTCAAAGCAATGTAAAGGCGCTAGACAGCTCCCTTAAAAATAACGGGAAAAACACAGACTTGCTTCAAGCTAAGTACAAGACACTTGGCCAAGCGATTGAAGCGCAAAGAAAAGTCTTGGACCAGATGAAGAAAAGTTTTGATACTCTCGAACCTGGTACGGCTAAATTCGACAAGGCTGCTGCTGAGATTGAACGTGAGAATGCTAAGTTGGCAGCTATGGAAGGTCAACTCCGTAACGTGCAGCAAGCTCTGATTGCGGTTGGTAAAGAGAACAGCTTTGCGAATCGTATCAATAAATATGGGGACAGCTTTATCAAAAGTGGAGATAAAATCAAGACTTTTGGTGATAACGTTTCGAGTTTGGGAGGTAAGTTGACTACTGGATTAACCCTTCCTTTGGTTGCTAGTGTTGGACTTGTCACGAAAGCTGCGTCTGACTATGAATCTGCTTTTGCAGGTGTGAAGAAGACAGTAGATGAGACTGCAACCGTATCCTACAAGAACTTATCTGATGGCATTCGTCAGATGGCTAAAGAATTGCCAGCTAGTGCGGTTGAAATTGCAAATGTCGCTGAAGTTGCTGGACAGTTGGGTATCAAGGCGGAAGATATTCTTACATTCTCCCGTACCATGATTGACATGGGAGAATCAACGAACTTGAGCGCCGAAGAAGCTGCGACAGCCATTGCTAAGATTGCGAATATTCTCGGTCTAACATCGGACGAATATGGACGGTTTGGGGCATCTGTTGTTGACTTGGGTAACAACTTTGCAACAACTGAGCGTGACATCGTTGAGATGACAAACCGTTTGGCGGCTGGTGGTAAGCTGGCTGGTCTAACTGCTCCAGATATCCTTGGTCTTGCTACTGCGATGAGTTCGGTTGGTATTGAGGCTGAGGCTGGTGGTACCGCTATGACTCAAACTTTGACGGCTATTGGTAATGCTGTTTCATTGACAGGCAAGGGCGCAGCGGATGACTTGAACCTTATCGCCAAAACTGCTGGAATGACCTCAGAGGAATTCCAACAGGCTTGGAAAGAGAAACCGGTCGTTGCTTTGCAATCATTTATCAAAGGACTCAAGGACGCACAAGAAAAAGGCGTGAACATGAACGCTATTTTGGCACAACTTGGAATGACGGGTATCCGACAAAGTAACATGCTGAAATCCTTAGCTCTAGCATCTGATAAAATGGGCGATGCTGTTGATCGTTCAAACAAGGCTTGGAAAGAGAATACTGCTCTGACCAATGAAGCCAATAAGCGATATGAAACCACAGAATCACAACTGAAGATGTTCAAGAACCAGGTAACCGACTTAGCTATTGAGTTTGGTGGGCCTCTT